CTGAGCGCGGTGTCCCAGTACTGCACGCCAGGGTCGACCAGGAACACGCGCTTGCTGCCGAAGTTCTTGCGGTAGTCCATGGCCGCTTCGTCAGTGGTGTTGGGGCCGTCGATGATCGCCAGGGCACGCAGCTTGTCGCTCAGGGCCACAAGCTCAGTGGCGACGGCCAGTGTCGCTGTGTGTTTGGGTGCGGCCAGCAAACGAGGCTGCGCGTTAAAGCGGCTCTTGCCGTCGAGCAGCGCCTGCATACCGGTACGGGTGCCGTTCGCCAAGACCCCGCCAATGATGGCCGAGGTCTGCGCGGCGGCGTCGGCCAGCTTCTCCACGCCGCAGGCGACGATCACGGCCTTGGAGCGAACATAGATGGCCTTGACCGCCTTGGTGATCGCCGCATCTGGCCCCCAGGCGGCGATGGCTTCGCTTTCGCGGGTGATCAGCATCAGTTGATTGGGCAAGGCGCTGGCATTGGGACCAGGCGTGAAGGTGTCGCAAAGCCCGATGATGGACGAGGACGGCACCGCGATAGGCCGCGTGCCGGTGTCGACGTTGGTCACGGTGACGCCGTGAAAGAATCCACTCATGATTGAACTCCAGAAACGAGAAAGCCCCGCATAAGCGAGGCCGTAGGTTGTTCGTGTTAGGCGTAACGGAAAAGAAAACGCCCCGTCAGTGCGGGGCGTTATTGGATCAACTCAGCCAGCCATGCCGGCTGTACCGGCCGGTACTCGACTGCCGGGAAATGTTCCGATTCGGGCCAGTCGCGCAGATCCTGGCGGTAGCCCTGCAACTGCTTGTACTGCTCGGCAGTGAGGGTTGTAGGGCGCTCGGCCTCCAGTTCGTCACGGTGACGCGAGATCAGCGGATCAGTCAGCAGCAACGCCCGGTCACGGAGGGCACGCTCGCGGTTTTTCAGATCCTCTACTGTAGGCGGCGGCGCTGGTGCTGTACTCGGACGCCCCTTTTTGTCAGGTACAAGGATCGACCCGCCCAGCGAAAGTACCCGGTAGATTTCGTCATGTTCTTCCTGAGAAACGTCCACTAGCTCGGATTCTGGCGGCAACAAACACTTGGGGTTGGGCACTACAATCAACGGAGGTACAGCGCTGTAATCTGGCGTTTCAATTAACGGCGCCACTGCGTCAGGATCAGGCACAAAAATAGTTTGACCTACTGATTCATCCCCCTCGATCCAGGCAGGGTTTGGAACTGAAATAGTTGGGCGAATCCACTCAGGATCGGGAACGCAGGTATTTGGCTGTATCCAATTCGGATCGGGAACCGTAATTTCTCTAGCTCCGTGTAACACATCGTTGAAGAACGTATTATCTTTGCAGCTATAGAATATTTTCACGTTTTAATCACCTCGCGCCTCAACAATTGCAACCATCCCCGTTTGAAGCACCGACGCCCACTCCTCCACGCGCATCATGCAACCCGTGGGGGTAGCATCATAATAAGTGCCTACTGCCGTACACCAGCCAGTACTCGAAGGAATCTTAAAAGTAATCTGCGCATTTAAAAATCTGTTAGGAAATTTAAAAGGCCACGCGACGCTCAAGGTTTTTGTAGATGAAATATCATCGACTACGACCTCAACCCATTGCTTGATTTCTCCAGTGTCTGCGTTCTTACTCCATCCGTTAGCAGCGAGAAGCGCAGTGTCTTTCGGCCTGTTACCGGAGTGCCAAAGCGTGTGGGCCACCAGGCCCATAGATGCGCCACCAACCTTAAACTGATTGTCCGTATCAAGACCCAAATAGGCTGCATAGACGCCCGCGCGATGAAAGCATATGGACGCTGACGCGGCTGCATTGCCCTCGTTGGAAACTTGAAAAGAACCGGTATTAACAGTGTTAACTGTACCTATAGCGCCAGTATTCCCCGAACCAAAGATCGGATTTGAAAACGAGGGGACGTTTTGTCCTTTCTTAATGTATTCAGATGGCTTGAAGTTGTTTTCACACCAAATGAATCCAAGATCGCTTTCATCTACTGTTGCTTTAAGTCCATTCGAGGACCACCCAATTTTAACTTTATTAGTGGCCTGCCCAATCCCGCCGCCCTGTTGAACAGGTGTAAAGTCAAGACGCCTTTGCAAAAAAATAGCAGCATTGGCAGTCTTGCTCCAAATGTACGGGTATTCAATGTTTGCCGACGCAAACCCTACGCCAGTAGCGTCATCCCCGTTTACTTTTGAGTCCGGAGTAAAGTTGCCAGAGTGCCACAGAACACGATAAGCAGCGGGCCCACCGGCGCCCGTGTACCTAATTCTAAAATCCTCCGCAGTAACACTTGATACAATATCGAGACAGTAAGCCCCAGCCGGACCCGGATACTTTATATGCAGACCTACTGCATAGGTCATACTTGCCGGAATATCAGTAGTGTTACCTTCCGAAGCCGCAAAAAACTGAGTTGTAGGAAGGCCTGAGATTGCGCCCGCGACCATCGGAGCGCTGGTCATCAAACCACCCGTCCCAATCGGCATGGCATCCGTAATACCCGCGCCAGCGAGTGTCGTGGGATTCGTTCCCGCAATAACGCGACCGAGCTTGTCCACGGTCACGCTACGGTAGGTGCCAGCGCCAATGCCTGTACGCCCCGCAACCATTTCAAAGGTCAGCGCAGTGGTGCCAAGCATAATCGGCGCATCCGTCACCAGTTGCCAAACGCTGTCGCCGTTGGCCGTGCCCTTCTCGACATGCACAAACAGGCCCGGCGTCACTTCAATACTAGTGTCAGCATCCTGGGCACGTTTCCAGGCACCGCTGGCCGGCACAAGGTAAATACCGTTGTCCTTCGCCTGGGCCTGATTCTTCACCAGAACACGGGTGTCGGCCGACAACAACACACCGTCGATTGTCTGGATACCAGTCAGGGCAATGTTTGCCGTGGTAGCCACAAGCACCGAATGCTTGAAGTCCTGCTTGTTGATCGCCTCGGTGACCGCTAGATCAACATACTCGCGAGTCGCCAGGACGATGGCGGGGTCGATCTTCAACACGATGTTGTTGATACTGGAAACAATGAAGTTCATCCGCACAATCTGTGTGCGGCCTGATCCCTGGTCCAGCAGCGATTTGTAGCTAGGCGCACAATTGGAAACCGCGACCAGGTCGCCGTCCGAATCGTACACGCCGATTTCGCGAATCCACCAACCGCCGACGTCTGCTGGGATCACCTGCTCGGCGATGATCACCGCTGCGTTAGCAGGATCGACACGCAGTTGATTCAAGGGTGCCCGACGTTGCTCGTTGATAAGCTTGGTCTGGGTCGCGCTGGGCATCGGATCAGTGCCGTTGGCATCGCCCACACCCAGCTCTGTGAGATTCCAGGGAATGCCCAAGGCATTGGCGTTCGCCAGCTTCGTGGCCCCCACGTTGGTGAGGATCGCCATAAATTGCGAGTTGCGATCAATCATGGGTAAACGTCCAGAGTGTCTATGCTGTGTTCGCGCCCGACCACGCCGATGTAGCCCGTGACTTCGATGTCACGTTGCACGGGTGGGTAGACGTCGATTACGTCGCCTTCGTAGAGGGCGACACCGATGTTCATGGCGCCTTGGGTTTCGAGGCTAATCGCGAGTCCGGTCAACGGCCGACTGACGGGTTTGGCGTCGTCGATCAGACGCTCCAGCTCCAGGTACATCTCTTCAGTGATGCCGGTGTCCAGTACGCCGACCTTCAAGGCGAAGGTGCCGGGGATGCCCTTGGGCGTGGTCTGCCACCACTCCAGCACCTCGATCAGGTAACCGAGCGGCTCGACCACCCTGCGCAACGCGCCGATGGTGCCCTTGTGGGCATGCACGTAAAACGCGGAGCGGATGGCGGAACGCTTAACGGCTTCTGACCATTTGTTGTCCCAGCGGTCGACCGACCAAGTCCAGGCCAGCCAAGGCAGCAGATGCGCCGGACAGGTGTCAGGGTTGTACAGGGTGCGGAGCGGGATCTCGGTTTTCTCGGCCAGGGCGGCCTCAATGGCGCGTTCCAGTTGTGTGCTGTTCAAGGGGAGCAGACTGGTCATGTGGAGCCCCCTAGGACCACGCTGAAACCTGTGCAATAGGCGGCTTGGAACTTGGTCGGTTTCAGGTCGACCCAGTTTTTTAGCTCGACCCGGCCGACGCCACCGACATGCAGCTGCGCGTCAATAGCAGATCGGGCGACTTCCAGAGCCAGGCGTTTACGCGGATTGATCCAGGCCGCGAGGCGCTTGATCGCCTCAGCCAAGAAGGCATCGTTTTCAGGACCGGCACCGGTCATATGCAACACCGCATCAATCCGGTACTCCAGGATCTGTGCGCTTTGCACCGTAAGGCGGTCGCCCACCGGACGAATGTCATCATCACTAAGCTTGGCGTATACCTGGTCGAGCAAAGCCTGGTCGGCTTTGCCGTTGCCGGCGAGGCTCAGCACAGTCACCACCACTACGGCCGGTGATGGGCTTTCTGCCGTGGCATCAGCCACCAGCGCCGAGGCGTTGCGCGCATGGAAGATGTAACTGTTACGCGGGCCGGCGGTGGTCAGCCCTTCATACACCAACTGGATACGCTCACGCAGGGCATCGTCCGATTCCCTGACCTCCTCCACTGGCGGCACCGCCTGCAGGTTGGCCGGTTGAATCACTAGGCGCTGGAGTTTGACGTTGGCTGCAAGCTGGTCGAGATCTGCCTTCTCGGCGTACGCCAACATCAGCGCCTTGGCCGCATCGTTAACCCGTGCCCGGTTCTGCATCTTGCCGTACGCCCCCAGCTCCACCAGCTTGACTACCGGGTCGCTCTCCAGCGCTGCCGACCAGTTGACGCCCATGTGCCCACGAAAGGCAGCTAGCCCTTCTTCGTACAACGCTTCGTAATCCAAGGCCTCCAGCACCTGCGGCGCCGGCAGTGCCGATAAATCCACTGTGCTCATGCCGACACCTCCAGCAGCAGGCGTTCGCC